AGACCAAGAGAAGCCTTAGTGGTAGTTGTAAGCTGACTGAGAGGAAGCGGAATACCAGAACCACCAACACCCCCTATAAGATATGAAATAATACTCGAGCCATCACCAAGAGTACCACCAGAAGGACCAGAAACACTCAAATCTGAATAAATCAACAACGGAAGAATGCCCGAACGGTTGTAGGTATTATTAGAGGATGCAACCGCATTGGGATAAAACTGAGTCTCATAAAAAGTGTCCAAAAACTCAAGATTACCCCAACACTGAGTAAAATAACTGCTGAGTAAAGAACCCTTCAAAGACCATTGATAAGAACCTTCAGTAGTGTAAGTGATCGTTGGATACACTGTAGCAGGCCAAGCAAAGGAAAAAACAGACCACTGACTAAAAGCGTAATAATTGCGAACTATATCCCAATAAGCAAGATATGAATCAGCATTAAATGTAGACTGACCAAAGGAAGCAGAAGCCGGAAGCTGTACAGCCGAAAAATAGGTACCAGGAGTCCGATCAGCAGGACGACCGCCCAAGCGAAGCCAGCTCATTAACGAGTTGGTATAAGGAGCCTGAAGTGTGTCCGTATTGACATCCTCTGTCGCTGAATTAACGTTACGAAGATGCGGAATCCAATTCGTCGACAGCTTGTTCATATCAAACTTGCTTGAATTAGTGCGCATCTCGGGATGATAAAGTTGCAACGGAACCCAAAATCGATGAAGCCTGATTACATAAGGGTTGAATGTAGGAACAGCCAAAGGATTCGAACGAACATCGACACCCTGGGCCAAAGTAATACGATCTCGCGCATTGATAAAATCAATACGAACAGGATACAGAATACCAGGAGTGCAAGTAAAAGCCTTCGACTCCGGAACATCGTACCGCGAATAACCGTTTACGACATGAGAAATAAAGGGTTGTTTACCCATACGATAAAAAATTAAGTGAAACAAACGAAGATCGCCAAAATGGAAGCAAATCAGAAAAAGATTCCAAACCATTCAGTAGCGAAACAAAGGATGCTATAGGATTAACACGACGCTTATCAAGACCAAAACGAGAACGCAAACGATTAACCTCTGAGTAGGTTCGAGATCGCCCAGAATATAATACGCCCTTCTGAACCTCAGGGATAAGATTTCTGACAATGCAAGAAGCAAGGTCGTTATCCCCAGCAAGAGTGCAATAAGTAAGCCCAGAGCGCCACGAGCGAATGGATTTATCAACCTCTCTAAGGTACCGATCATAATATCGAGGTATCGAATAATTATAGCGGATGCCAGTCTTAAAATCAAGATAATCCCACGAATCAACAGAAGCAGAAGGACGAGGCCGACGACCGAGATAATCACCAATGCCGGGGCTGATAAATTTGCGACGAAAGATCTTGGGATCGACGCCGGGGCGAATAATAGGCTCAAACGCGGAGACATCTTTAACAACATACTTGACAACATATCGAGCCCGACGAGCGGAAGGTTTTCCAAGCCAAACGAAGCCGAAATCAGAGACGGCAGCTCTAAGGGCGTTGTAACTGTAGGGGAAGTCAAAAAGAAATCCGTGGAAGTGAAGACGGGGTTCGCCTCCCGTTTCAGGGTGCCCGCCAAACTCCTGGAACAGGGCATGCTTAATAGTACGACCACAAACATGACGAACACGCTCAAACCAGGAACGGATAAACGCCGAAGGATTGCGGATAGCTTTTTCATAATACTTAGGGGCAATAGTAATGGTAATAAACACCGCCTGGGTATGTTCGACGCGGCAACGGGTAAGCTCTCGATCAAGGCGAACGAACCAATCATTACGAAGTTTACGAAGACAGTCGGGACACTCACCACAAGGAACACAAAGCCTCATGCGATACATATCGTACGGATTCATCGCCAAATTCGATAAAGCGAGATCCCGAGAAACCAAGCGACCGTTAGAATCGTAATAGCGTCGATTTTTAATCCAGATGGGATTTGTACACATCAGTACCGATCAAATAATGAAAGTTGTTTGCAATTGTTTTTTTCGTAATAACAAAGTGTACGGACGTAACAGATGTCAGAAGGCTTATCAACATCATACACACGATCTCTCGAAACCAAACGATACTCCCAGAGATCACCTGGGGGTATCGTAAGATTGTCATGACGGGAAATACGTTCCGTCGGCTTAAAAAAGTAGGTCATACTACAAAACCTTACCACCAAGAGGACGAAATACTACTCGAGTGCCGTCATTCTTTCTTCTACGCTTGTTTTTCCGGCTCATCAAAATCGATCGTAAAATCCAACATATTAGGTGCAAGAACAGCCTGGGTTACGGTGAAACGACCGTAAAGAAGGGACAGAAAATCGTTAAGATCCTTGACAGCGACATAACCCTGGGAACCAAGAATATCACTAAAAACAAAAGGAACCTTCTCAAAAACATCGTCACTCAAAGCCGAATGAAGGAAATCGCTAAGGTTGCCAGCCTCAAAGCCGTTTTCGGAAATAGAACCAAATAAAAGATCATAAACAGGAATCTGTCCTACGATCCGCAAAATAATGTGTTTTTCCATAAAAATAAAATTATAGATGATTGTAGTACAAAAATAAAAATGAAAAATTAAATATCCAAATATTATGAAGGAAAAAATACGATTATCTTAAAAAAAAGAGAGGGAAGGATCCGGTAAGTTGGGCAAAGGTCCAAACCAGTTTGCGGACGGAATTTGCGGACACGAGATCCTGTTGGAGATTCGGGAAATTGTTTTTTGCTCTGGCTCTAAGCAGATCAACTTGCCACCGTCTTCGTGCAAAAGTAGAACGCTCGAGGACTCGGCAAGGGTATATAAACCACGCTGCGCGTGGCCCTTGCCTTATCGTCCTCTGATCGCGTTCTATATATGCACTGCGACGGCGACAAGCAGAACTGCTTAGGTAGAGAGAGCTAATCGCCGTACATGAAACGGCGCTCTACTCGAGTACCACCAACGGAACGGCCTTTACCGTTGTACGACTCACGATACTCAGAGTAGCCGGAAGGTTGAGATCTCGAGGTAGCGCCTCTCGTAAGATATGCGCCGGCAACACCGCCGGCACCAGCGGCAAACGCACGAAGAACATCATAACCAAGACGATTTTTCTCAGTACGGAGATCCCATCGAAGTTTACCGGTCTTTAAATCAACCTGAGGAAGCTCCATAGAGAGCAAATGAGCCTGAATTTCACGACCAGTCATCATAACAGTACCAACAACCTTACCCTTTTCGTCATAACGAGTAACCTCGACAGGAGTCTCCCAATTCACACTAAACCACTCTTGAGCATCACGTCTGGTGACATTGGTAAGAGAAGTTTGAGCACCGAAAAGATTGCCTGATTGAGTAGCCTCATAGATACGAGCATAGTTCAGTGCAATAGAGGAAGCGTACTCAGCATCCATAAACTCAGAGTTGTATTTACGAATTTGCAAATACTGCTCCTTGAGGATCGCGGTGGAGGAAATAGCAGCCTCAAGATTGTAACCAAAAGTAATCTCGGCAAGCTGAGCATCGTTGTCGAAAATACGAGCCTGTGCATCATGAAGACGTTGAATAGAAGCGGCATCAAGATTCTGAATCTGCTGGAGGGCAAGAAGAAAATCATCCATATCCCTACGCCACTCACGAGAATGAGTATCGCCACGAAGTTTGTCCGCTTCGGCCTCATCGCGATCAGCCGCAGCTTGGTTGCGATCAATGGAGGATTTAGCCGCAGCGGCATCAACACCGAGACTGGCAGCAGAGGAAAGACCGGACATAGGATTCTGAAAATCAAGCGGAGAGCCAGTAGGACCAGAGACGCTATTAACGCCAGCACCCGGAGGTGTCATTGTACCCTGAATAGCAACACCAGAATTTCCAAGAACAGCAGAAGGATTAATACCAGCAGCACGATAGCGTTCAAACATCTTTGAGGGATCGTTGTATGCATTCTCGTAATCAAACTGCTTTTGCCAATTAGCGTAATTGATTTCTCCTTGCTTGGCTAACTGCTCAAGAGCGTACTGCTGAGTAAGAGCCATCTCCTTCTGTTTGTATTTCCACTGACGCTTCAGGGAGGGTTTAAATAAACCCGAAGCAACATTGGTAGCAGCACCAGCACCAGCACCAATAAGGGCAGCAGTAGTAACAGGTTCCATAATTGCTATTTTATATTTTTCTGAATCTTACCAATCTGTTCGTAGGTAATAGAGGTAACTATGGTATCACCGCGACGAAACGAAGACGAAGACTGGATAACTCGATGAGTGCTGCCACAAGCACTAAGGAAGAAGGCAGCAAAAGCGGCAACGATGGCCGAAACAAAAGTCCAAAACTTTTTAGAGCGAAGTAAGTTTTTCATAAGAGTAGAGAACGATAGAGAAATGCGCGGGCGCTCCCGCAGTCGCTAACACTTTCGTGCAATTTTTTGGTATGCTCTATTCGTATCAACGAAAACCGAGAGACTTCCCGCGCACATAACATATATCATCAAGTTAAGGAAGACATTATTTCTCTTCAGAAGAATCCGAAGTGGAACCCTTAGAGACTGCATCTAACTTAGAATCAATAACTTCCTGTCCAACCTCAAGAGCGTCGAACTTATCCATACGAGAGTATGAATTGGGGTCGAACTCTATGTCGGGATCAAAATTATCAAGAACGTTGCTACTGACATCGTCGAACTTCGCATCAGGACGAGAAGAAAGGACATCGACAGATCCAGAGCCATCAAGAACACTGAGAATACGGTTTCCCCGAGAAATATACTCCTGAGGATCCGAAATTAAATAATCAATAGGCATAACCAAAAAAAATTTAACGATTAGACAAACGGGTAGCGAAAGTCTTGTTAACGAGATTCTTACGACGAACCGAATAACTCATGTTCACGATGAAGTTATCCTCAACTTCCGAAGCAAAAGGATCATTAACGGTAGACATGTCTACAAAAAGAAGCTTATAGGGCGGAGTAAAACTTAAGGAAGAGGTATTAGAAGGCTCGGGGGAAAGATACCGCTGTTGAACCCAATACCGATACAAACCCGAAGTTGTAGGAATCGCCTGTAGACCACCAAGAACCTCGTCATACGAAGATCGAAACTCGTTAAAACAAGGTTCCTGAGCGTAAGTCTGATACCGAACACCCGAAAATAAGCGAAAAGTAGGAATATCCTGATAACCAATATCATTATAAATCGGGTTAAAATAATCAGCACCTTCATAAGAAAGGTGATCGGGGTATACACCTGACCAGTAATAAACCGGGCGAATGGAAAACATGTCAACGAGATATCCAGGCTCCTTAAAATAATATGATTGTCTACGACCAAGATTTGAGTTAAAAGCGATGGCACCACCTTGCGAGCCAAGAGGGGTATCACCTTCAAACTGATTAGAACCAGCCTGATTCATGACAACCTGAACATTAATAACTTGCGAGGCAGAGAAAAGGAGCTTAGGTCGATCTACATGCTCAATACGAGAAGCAAAGAATGTCTGGAGCCAATCCGAAAAACGAGAACCGCCGGAACCAAGAAGATCCTTATACTCCTGAAGGCGGGACGCGATAGCCAATTGTGGAATACTGGTAACACCAGAAAGCGATACATCAGAGTTCGAAGAACCCGGAGGAAGAAGCCGACTATAGCGATCAGGACTGGAAGGAACAACAGCCATCGGATGCATACAGGAGAACACTGCGTGGGCAGAATCTACACTATTAAGACCAAGAGAAGCCTTAGTGGTAGTTGTAAGCTGACTGAGAGGAAGCGGAATACCAGAACCACCAACACCCCCTATAAGATATGAAATAATACTCGAGCCATCACCAAGAGTACCACCAG